TCTGGCAGCGAGAGCACGCTCACACCAGCCAGAGCCCGAACTGGACGATCTTGCGACCGCTCATGTGTGGGGCGCCCCCGTAGTTGAGCACGTTGTTGAACTTGGTGAAGCACCCGTCAGCGCCGTCCACCGTGTGGTCGCAGCCGGGGTACAGGTCCACGGAGTCCGTCGGGGCGAGCGCGACGAACGTCTCGAAGAGCGTGAGGGTGGTGGTCGCCCCGGTCTGCACCTGGATGTCTCGCTCCTCGCTGTCGGAGAGCTTCTTGATGGTCCCGTTGGTGAAGTAGTTCGCTGGCTTGCCGCCGATCGACGCGACCACCACCTGGTTGCCGGTGATCGACGAGATGGTGGTGTTCACCTTGAGTGGCTCCAGGTCCACCCGGCAGAGCGTGTCGCCCAGGCGGTTCCCGCACTGCGGGTTGTACGCCTTCGCGGGAACAGCGGTGCGCAGCGCGTCGTTGAGCAGCGAGGGGGAGCGGGCAGCCGCCATGCTGCCTCCGCCGCCCGGCACGAACCCGTGGCACTTCCCCTCCCACGCCTGCTCGAACGTGCCGTCTGGCGACGGCCGGCGGTAGACGATCAGGTTCAAGGAGCGCCGGGGTGGTCGCTTCCAGGCGAACTCCGCGAGCAGCGGATTTGCCGTACCGTCCGGCATCTTGATGGGCATCTCCACGCGGATCTCCTCACCGTCCCCGCCAGCCGCCAGCGCGATCTCGGTGCGCAGCAGGGGGCAGGAGGTGTAGGTGTTCCCACCGTGGCTGAGGTCGCGGTCGGCCGAGGCGAAGCGGTAGGTGAACGACGCCGACGGGCCGGAGAACTCGTACAGCTCCTCCCGCAGCGCGTCGTGGACGCTCTTCTCTATCTGGTCGTTGGTGGGCACAGCTCAGCCTAGCTCAGCGACGCTTGTTGACCTCCCCGAACTTCTCCTCGGACGGGATGCCAGCCGGCTCGATGCCCAGGGACTTTTGCAGGGTCTCGAGCATGGCCAGCTGCTGCTCGCGGGGCATCTCGTCCACTCGCCTGCGCAGCGCCGCCTCGCTGCGGAGCCGTACCAGGCTCTTGATCTTGGCGCGCAGCGCGTCCTGCTCGGCGCAGAGTCGGTCGATCTCTCGCTGGATCTCGTCCGGCCCCAGTGCGGCGTAGTCCATGTTGCTCACGCGGTCCTCACTTTCTCTCGATCGCCGACGATGGTCGGCGTGCCCACAGCGCTCCTCGGCTCGATGCTCGGCATCTGCCGGCACTCTCGGTCCCAGGCGGCTCGCTTCGCCGCCTCGTCGAGCACGGCCGGGTCGCTGGAGAGCCCGACGGTCGCACCGGCCCGGGTCAAGATCGCCTGGTCGCGGGCGACCTGCTCGCGCTTCTCGTGCGCCTCGGCGTAGCGGACCGCCTCCAGCAGCCCGCGCCCGACCGCGTCGGCGACCTCAGGAGGCACACGGAAGACCAGCCTCCCCTCCACGATCAGTCCCACTGTCAGCCCGTCGCGCTCCACCTGGTAGCGGCGACCGCCGACGGGTCCGCACACCGGGGAGCTGGTCGAGATGGTGGCGCCGGAGCGGAAGAGGTGGCGGGCCAGGTGCTCCATCGGGCGCCAGGCACCGCCGACGACCGGCTCGCCATCCACGAGCAGGGCGACGCGGTCGTCGACCCGCCTGACGTCGAACCGGACTCGGGTGTTCTGCAGGATGTCCGACATGGTCTCCCTCAGAGCTTGAAGATCTTGTTCGCGCCGGAGTCCCAGACGATGGTGATGTTGCCACCACTCGGGGTGAACGGCAAGCCCGTCGCGGTGTCGATGTAGAAGATCAGGGTGCTGGTGGACTCCGTGCCGGTGTCCCGGAAGCCGTTGAGTGACTCGAACGGGTCGCCCGAGACCGACGTCAGGGTGACGTCGTCGGCGTCAGCGACGCCGCTCGTCTTCGTCTTGCCTGCCAGCGCACCGGACGTCGCGACGCGCGCCCCGGCTGCCAGGTCGTCCAGGTTGTCGTCGGTGGCGACCACTGGAGTGTCGTCCGCGTGGTCGATGCAGACGACCTTGATCGTGTGCGCGTCCCAGTCGAGGTCGCCCCCCAGGAACGCCTCGCGGCCCTTGTCGTATAGTGCATTGGCCATGGTCTATCGTTCTCCCTGTCAGGAAAGGCGGGTCTTTCGGATGGCGCAGTTCGCGTTCGTGGTGATCGTCCCGGAGGCAGCCGCAACTTCGCGCGCGAACTGCACCTGGAGCCAGCCGGCGGTCGAGCCGTTGCGGAAGTAGCCGGTGATGATCGCGATCATGTCAGTCGCTGCTGTCGTGGACGTGCTCTCGACGCGATCGCCGTAGGCTCCGATGCGGCCGAAGGCCAGGAGCGCGTCGGTGCGAGCTATGCGCACGAACCCCTCGAACTCGGTCGGCGAGGCTGGTCCGTTCATGCCGAAGCCGGCACCGGTCGCGGTCGTATCGCTCTGGAAGATGCAGCGCGCCTCGAACGCAAACTCCTCGTCGGCATCAGCCCATACGCGACAGCCCGGGATGTCCTTTAGAGTTCCGGCATTCTCAGTCTCCGTCCCCGTCGCGATGCCGTTGTTCGGGTCAGCGGGATCGATCTCGATCAGGTCGCCGACGGAACCCGCCTTGGCGGTGACGCTGAGTCCGTTCGCCTCGGCGGCATGTCGGGCGATCAGGTTGCCGCTCGCTGACGGCAGGATGATGCCCTCGATGTAGCCGAAGTTCTCACCGGTCTGAGATCCGCTGCCGTTCGGACCGGCTGCGTCGTAGCCGGCCTGCCCACCTCGCACTTGCGAGTTATTCGCGATCGCGATCTGGACCATGGACACGCAGACTGTGAACGTCGGACCGTTCACCGCCAGCCTGTATCCAGTCGTCGTCGCGTCGGCGGTCCAGGCAACCCAGAAGCGGAACCAGTATAGTACGCCGCTCGTGACCGCCAGCTCCAGGGCCTGAGCGGCGCCTGGGTCGATGTCGGCAAGGGTCGCGCTGGAAGCGCCAGCGTTGGTAGCATCACCTCCGAGGACCACCAGTCCAGTCGTGCGTTTGGCGAGCCACGAGCCGCGCAGGGCCGTCGCGGTGTCGGTGCCGTCTGTCGTCCGGATCTTCACAGAGAGGTTGCCAGCCGTGCTGCCGTTCTCGAACAGGATGGCTATGACGACGCCGACCCGACCCGTGAACGAGGCAGCCGCCGTACCGGTGTTGTAGGCGGCAGTCCAGCGGTTCATCACCTGTCCGCCGTCGAACACACGGTGTATCAGGATCCGAACGGGACTCGCTGGTCCATCAATCTGCAGGCCGAACGTGACGTCGGCGTCGCTCATGTCGAAGAACGCGAAGCCGTGGATAAGGTACTTGGTGTTCGCGGCGACGGCGAGCGTGAACCCAGCGACGGCTTCGAACGTGGAGTTCGAGACGGAGTCGTCTGCAGTCAGCTCCTCGAAGATGTCTGGATCGCTGAACAGCTCGGCGGTACCGAACGCCTCAGCGCCAGCGATCGCTGACGGCTCGATCTGCGCTGCGTCCCCCTGGACCGTCGGCGTCCCGAACCAGAAGCTGCCCCCGCTGGGGATGTCGCCAGCGCCGGAGATCTGGCCGTCCAGCCGCGCCGCGCCGAGTGCCTCCGCCGACGGGATGCCGTTGCCGCCGAACACGTCGAGCCGGATGTTGCCGTCGAGCCGGGCGGTCCCGAACGCCTGCGCTGACGCGATGCCGGTTGCCTCGATCTCGGCGAGCACCTCGTCCAGGGTGCGCGCCACGAAGCCCAGGCGGCCCCTCGCATAGCCGTACTCGATCTCCACCTGGTCGGACCCCAGCCGCACCAGCTGCAGCAGCGAGATCTTCGTCGCCGTGAAGGGGAGCGGGTAGTTGAGAGTGAGGGTGACCGTCGGGGTCCCAGCCACGGCCGTCACGCGGTGCTGGGAGGTGTTCCCGGAGGCGTCCTCCGCCTGGATGTGCGGGTTGCGCTCCGCCGCGTACCACGCCGCGATGTAGCCCACGGGGTCATCGCTGACGGTCGGCGTGCTGCTCCCCGAGGGGGCCGACACGATGGCGAAGTCCGGTGTCCAGGTCGGCAGCCAGAACGGCTCGCGCATGCCGACCAGGTCCTCCAGCAGCGCCTCCACGTCCGCGAGGTCCGCGCGCCCGCCCAGGTGGAGGCTGCGCGGGTAGGTGGCCCTGCCCCGGTCCCACCCGCGCACCAGCGCCACCCGCGCGCCGAAGTCGGCCCGCTCCTTGCCCGCCTCGTAGCTCTCCTCGAACTGCTCGCCTGCTGGTGGGTCCCCGATGATGGGGAGACCGCGGTACAGCGAGACGCTGCCCCCACCCCCACCAGGGCTGCGGTGGCGCAGGACGTCCGCCACCAGGCTCACCTCCGCAGCGTTCACGGGCCAGCGGCTGATGCCCTGCTGCTCGCGGAGCAGCGCCTCCACCGCCAGGTACACGCGGGAGCCAGCCGCGTAGGTGTTCGCCAGGTTCCCACTCAGCGTGAGCTGGGACGCGCTCGCCACGGACACCGTGCCGAACTCCGAGACGGTCCCGTCCCGCCTGCGCAGGAACACCCAGTCCCCCGCGACGATGTCGGACTTGGTGTTGTCGAGGTCCACGACGGCCTGCCCCGACGCAGCGTCAGCGGTCACCCGGGCCGGCTTGTGCCACACCGGGACTCGCCACGACTCCCCGAGCTTCTGGCTCAGCATCCAGCGCAGGCGCCTGATGTCAGCCTCGCTCTGGAGGCGCAGTGTCATGGTGAGCATCCACCGGGGCGAGGAGCGCTGCGCGGCCCGTCGCTCCAGCCCCGAGCGAGCCACGATCACGTCCGTCCTCCACTCCAGGGAGAGGCTGATCGGAGACTCCGGCTCCAGGGTCAGGTCGATCACCGCCTGTCCTCCGGGGTCATCGCCTGCTCCTCAGGGCCCGCTCCACGTGGGGCATCATCCCCATGACCTCGTTGCGGATGACCTGGCGCCCTCCCGCACTGCTCATGGCAGACATCGCGGCCATCGCGAAGTCGTTGGCGTTGAAGTGGTTGACGACAGTGACCCCGCCGCCACTCCCCTGCTGGTCGCCGCGCCGCTGCTGCCCGGGGGTCTGTATGATGACGCGCTCACCTGGGGTGGCGCGGAACATCACGGGCTGGCTGTCGATGCCGCCGCGACCACGCACCATGAAGCTGCCACCGGTCTGGAAGCCCGGGACCGTGAAGCTGCCGCCGGTCTGGAACGAGCCCAGCAGGCCGCGGATTCCCAGCTGCAGCGTCATGCGGGTGAGCTGCTGTAGGAACTTGTCGCCCTCGATCTGACCAGTCTGGAAGAAGTCCAGCAGGGCCTCCTCGGCCATGTGCCAGGCCTCGACCATGTGGTCGCTGACCAGCGTGCCGATGTCCCCCACCTCAGCCTTGATGCGCGCCCAGCCGTCCGCGGCTCCCCCCTCCACGGTGGTGCGGCGCACCGCCTCGTTGAAGGCGTTGGTGGCTGACGTGGCCTGCCCTGCCGCGGCAGTGACCGCGTTCCAGGCCTCCGCCGTGCCCAGGATCTCTGCCTGCGTGACGGCCCAGTCCACCTCCGCGTAGGCGCGGACCACGTCGGCGCGCAGGTCGCCCAGCCCCCTGGAGCCAGCGCCGATGCCGGCCACCGCCTCCTGGGCCCGCTGCCGGGCGTTGGCTGCCGCGATGGCCGCAGTGGCCTCCTCCGCGGACCGCTTCACGTCGTCCAGAGACTGCCGCAGGCGGTCCTGGTTCACCTCGGCCAGGCGCCGTGACAGCTCCTCCGCCTCGGCCAGCTCTGGATTCAGGCGGTCGCGGTAGGCCAGGGCCAGCTGCCCCTGGATCTCCCTGATCGTCTCCATGGGGACCCGCAGCTTCTTGTGCGCCTTGTCCAGCAGTGCCAGCTTCCCCTCGTACTCGGCGGTGGCCCCCAGCACCGGGTCCATGGAGAGCTGCAGCTGGTCGAACTCCTCGCGCAGCTCCTTGATGGGGTTGCGACCGCCGCCTCCTCCACCCCCACTGGTCAGCACGATGCCCTCGGCGTCGGCCATGGCCTGTCGGAAGAAGTCTGCCTTGGCCGCCTCGAACTGCTCGCTGGTGATCTTGTTGCCCAGGGCCTGGAGCTTGGCCACTGACTGCAGGTACTTCTCCACGGCGGCCCGGCGGCGCGCGAAGGCGGCCACCTCCGAGGTGGTCCCGTCCGTCAGAGTGGAGAAGTCGGCGGCCAGCGCCGACCAGGGCTTCAGGCGCTCCAGCGCCTCGTTGATGCTGCGCAGGTTCTCGGTGCGCTCTGCGACCGCGTCCAGGCTGTCCAGGTACTCGTCGAAGGTGATGCGTCCCGAGCGGTACAGGTTGAACAGGGTCGCCTGCGCCTGGTGCAGCTCGTAGGTGGCCTGCTGGTCGCGCAGCTTCACAGCGATGTTCGTGTCGAACGTGGCTGCCAGCTCGGCGCCTGCCCTCACCAGGGGAAGGATGGCGTCCGCGGTCTGGGCGCGCATCTTGATGCCCAGGTCTGCGATGCGCCGGTCCATCGTGCCGGCCTTGTGGCTGGTGTCGAGGAAGACCTTGCCCAGCTCCTCGAACTCCTTGCGGACCTTGTTCTTGATGTTCACCAGGCGGGTCAGCTCGCGGTCGTCGCCCGTGAGGCCCACCAGGTCGCGGTCCACGCTGTAGTCCGCCAGCGCCTCGATGGCCTTGGGGATCTGCTTGATGCCCTCCACGGCCTTGTCCTCGATGAACTGGAACGCGCTGAACGCGGCCTTGGCCACGAGCCCGAAGCCCAGGCCGAGAGCGATCGTCTTCACGTTCAGCTGCTCCATGCCGGACAGCATCTTCTTGATGCGCTTGCCGCTGATGTCGTCGAGGCCCTTCTCCTTCTTGATGAGGTCGTCCGTTGCGGTGCCCAGCTTGCGGGTCTCCTTCTCGGACTTGCTGAGTCCCTCCACGATGCTGGAGAAGTGCAGCTCCTCCATCGACTTGTCGAGCACGCCGAGCTTGTCCAGCGGCTTCTGCATCTCAGCGCTGAATGCCTTCATGGTCCCGGAGGCTATGGCCTCGTCGCGGGCTGCCGCAGCCGCGACCTTGTCGATGGCGGCGACCATGCGCTCGAAGTCCGCGGTGGTCTTCTTGGCTCGGTCGCTCATCTTGCCCAGCACGGTCTGGACCTTCGCCCCGCCCGCCTCTGCCGGAGCCGGGTTGATGGGTACGTCGATGCCGAACTCGATGGCCACTACGTGCTACCCTTCCTCTCCATCTCTGCGGCCTGATGCCTCAGCCACTCCGCGTCCAGCTCCCGGATGAGGATGACGAACCGCGCGGTGTTGACCCGGTCGAGCCCGAGCGCCAGTGCTCGCTCCCGGATGTCCCTGACGGGGATCTGCCCCAGGGCCATGCCCACCGCGCGCTGTGTGTCCAGCTCCCAGAACTCCCGGATGTACAGCTCGTCGGTGCGCTCCAGCTGCGGCTCGTTCAGGTACCATTCGGGCAGCGCCCTCCTCTTGGCCTCGGCGCCTCCGACCTGGAACCAGTCTCGCTGGTACTTCAGCTCCCAGGCGAGGCGCCGCCTCAGTTTCCCGCCTGCTCTGCCACCTCCTCCGGGTCCAGCGCGGCCACCACGAAGTTCTCCTCCGTGGTGACGAAGCGCCGCAGCCGGTCGAACAGCCAGTCGGGCAGCGCCCGCATGAGTGCCAGCGCCGCCTCGGCGCTGTGGCTCACCTCCTGGTCCTGCCGGTTGCGCACACCGCGCCAGCCCCTCACGATGTAGCGCGCGATGAGGTCGCGGTCCTCCTCCCGCTCGTCCTGCTTGTAGCGGAGGAAGTGGGCCGGGTCCAGCTCCTTGCCCTCCCGCTGGGCCTCCTTGCGAGCGCGCTCCAGCGCGCGGGCTCGCTTCCGGGTGCCGTCGCGCCGCAGGCTCTCGTTGAAGAACTCCCGGTTCTCCTCGCCTGCGTAGGCCACGTCCAGCACGGCGCTGGTGATGCCCCTGGGCAGCACCGCCGTGGTCAGGCTCGTCATCGCCAGCGGCACGGTCCGCTGGGAGATCTGCAAGTCGCTCAGGTCGAAGTCGTGCACGCGGCCTCCTAGTAGTCGCTGGGCAGGTACGGGAACAGACTGATCCCGATGGAGTAGCCCAGGGTCTCGTCCTCCTCCGCCATCAGGCTGGTCTGGATGGTGACGGACTCGTTCTCGGGGAAGCCGCGCAGGCCCTGTCCGATGCGGCAGGACGGGACGCTGAAGTGCACGGCTCCGTCCTCGTTGCGCAGCGCCCAGCGGAACCCGACCAGGGTGTTGTCCCGGATGCGTGTGGCCACCGCCGAGTTCGAGAACACCATGGTGGCGTCGATGTCCACCATGAACTTGCCGTGGTTCATGTACTTGGCGCCCAGGGTGCCCTGGACCTTCTCGGCCTGGACACCGTTGCGGATGGTGGCGGTCCAGGTCTTGAAGTCGGTGGTGAGCCCCGCCTCGTCCTCGTCCTGCACGGTGAGGCGCAGGTAGTGGATGGCGGTGGAGAACACCTGGCGCTGGGCCTGCTCGGTGGCGTCGTTGGCGTCGGTGGCGCGGCTGGCGGTGGGGGCCGGGGTGTCCGTGCCCACGAAGTTGAAGCCCACGCCCACGATGCCGGTGAGCGGCATCGACATGCTCAGCTCGTTGCAGTAGTTCCCCTTGGCGTACTCGTACTCGGTGGCGCCGCCGCTGCCCAGGTTGGGGTAGGCCAGCTCGAACTGGAAGCTGCGCTCCAGGAACTCGCTGTCGTCGGTGTCGACGTCGCGCACGAACTGACCGAACCAGATGCGGACCGTCTTGCCAGCGCCGTCGTCCTCGACGAACGTGGTGTCCTTGTGTCCGAGGGTGAGCTTGCTGGCGGCGATGGTCTCGATCTCGGCCAGGCCGCGGTTGGCCGCGGTGGCGAAGTTGTAGGTAGACCCGTCACCACCGATGCCGATGCACTGACCCGCCAGCAGGTCGAGCGTGGTGAAGTCCAGTGCGGTGGAGATGAGGTCCCCGTTCGCGTCGATCTCCAGGTCACCGCTGGCGCCCTGGAACCCTGCCACCTCCACGGTGCAGTGGTCCGGAACGGAGGTCTCGGCGACGATGTCGCCCTCGACCTTGATGGAGGTGGCGCCCGAGCCAGACTCCACGACCTTCAGCCCGTTGTTGCCAGCGATGGCCGCGCCACGCACCACGACCAGGGTGCCCACGGGCAGGGCCCCGCCAGAGGCCACGGTGTACGCGCCGTCCACCCCGCCCGACAGGGCAACCGCACCACCGGCCCATGCGCCGTTGACCATGGTCTCGGCGAGCACGATGGCGTTCCCGTTGGTGCCGTCGATGATGGCGGTGACCGTGACGGTGTCCGCGTCCGTCTTCACAGCCGTCACCTGGGTGTGCGCCACGGTGCCGGCGTGGTACTTGGTGCCGCTGCCCGTTCCGCCGTTGATGGCGTTGGTCAGGTTGGTCAGCGAGTCAGTGACCGCCGCCTCGATCAGCACGTCGTAGGCCGCGGCCAGACCCGCGCCCGAGGTCCGCCACCGGTAGACGATCGAGCCGATGGTGATCGTCTCGTCCAGTGAGATGGCTCCGGTGACGTCGATCGCCTTGCTCGCTGCGACCGAGGCGGTGATGGCCGTGGGCGAGAACACCGCCACGTCCGTGCTGCCTGGAGCCGTGGCGGTGGCGAACATGAAGCCCTCGATGAACCGGCGGAACGTCGAGAGGCGCAGGTCGTCCTCGAACTCCACCCCGCTGTTCAGGTCCACCGGCACCGACGACTGGCGTCGTCGGTTGCGACTGATGGGCGAGGACTCCGCGGTGACCACCTCGGCGCCCCAGCGTCCGATGGACTTCCACGGCATGGTGTGCCAGTCCGGGCTGCCAGGCAGGGTGTTCAGGCTGGCCTCGGCGGCCACCTGTAGAGTGCAGCGGTTGCTGATCGGGCGTCCCATTTGGCTACCTCACTTTGTCTCGTAGAACTCGAAGTTGGCCCGGCACGTCTTGGTCTGCCAGCGACCCTCCTGGCCAGGCGGGCTCACCTGGCAGGCGGGGATGAACAGGAGGCCGTCGACGTCGACCCCCTCGAACGTGTCGCGGAACAGCTGGACGAGCGCGTTCATGGTCGCGTCGCCCTCGTCGACCTTCACCCGGAACTCCGCCATGGCCACGCAGCTGCGCCGCACCTGGCGCTGACCAGCAGGAGCCTGCGTGTCCCACTCGGAGCCCACCTCGAACACCTGGAAGTGCGCGGCGGACACCTCGTCCGGCCACTCGAAGGGCTCCGGACCCAGCGTGATCTGCGTGTCCCGGTCTAGCGTGGCCGGGTGGAAGGCGTCGATGAAGCGGTCGTAGGCCGTTGCCATCGCCTCCTCGAAGTTCTCCGCGGTCACTGCTCCACCTCCGCCACCGGTC